CTCAGATATTACAAGACTTTGAGACTCATGATACTATAACTTTCTTTGGAGACAAAACTTATGTGGGTGGAAATGATTATAGCATTGCTCATACTATCATAACTAAAAAACTTGGAACAGTCCATCAAGTCAGTGATTACAATGAGACTTGGGACATTTTGAAATCACAGTATACATAGTATGATAGTATAACTTCTATTATGGGCATCGAAAAGATAAAAAACCCCTATAATCTGGGATCAGAGGATGAGTGGTTTGATTATGATGGTTTAGATTATGAAGTTGATTACTTTGAATACACCAAATTGGTTGAAGATGAAAACACAGAGTGCGAAAGCAAAGGGTAGGAGACTACAGCAATGGGTAAGGGACAAACTCATTGAGCATAGGGATGTGCATCCCGAAGATATCGAATCAAGAAGCATGGGTGCCGGTGGTGAAGACCTGATAATGGCACGAGATGCTAGACAAAAGTTCCCTTTTAGTATAGAATGTAAGAACACAGAGAAATTGAATGTTTGGGATGCATATGAACAAGCAATTGCAAACTCTGGTGACCATGAACCTATTGTATTCATAAAAAAGAATGGAAAAAAACCATTGGTCGTCTTGGACGCGGAGAACTTTATCAGATCCCGATGCTGATATGAGTGATTGGCGATACTCAGACGAGAGAATGAAAATGAGGCAAGAAGTATTTCGTACTCTTGCTCCCCAATTAGAACAGCACTGTAGACATGTCTATGAGTTCTGTAATCTTTGGGTTGACCTAGGAAATCCATCCGAAAAAACCATAGAGGATGCTTTCCAAGATTACCTACTACAAAATTTAGAAAATTCTTATGCAAAAGATCATTAATGTATTTGCTGTTGCGTCTTTCGTTGTATCTGGTGCCGTTATTGGTAGTGGGGTATACGTATATGTCAACAGAGCGTCCATACTTGATGGAGTTAAACAAAAAATTATGGAAAGTGTTACTGGAGCACTTCCCGATGTCCTAGGACAGGATGGTATGATCCCAACATTACCTGATGCCACAGGATCTGTTTCTCCCGACTTACCTAAGTCACCTTTCTAATGCCTATATACTAAATAGATTCTCTATTTGGTATGGAAAAAAAGGAAGAAAAGAAAGTAGAAGATCCTAAGAAGAAAGGTATCTTAGGAAAGATAAAAGAAGGTGCTGAAGATCACGAGGATCAACTCGCGATACTCAGCACTTTTGTTCGTCTTGGTATTTTGGTTTGGTCTGCAGGAATATTGACACTAGCATACGTCAAGTTGCCTGCTGAGTGGAAGATACCAGAGCAGAAACTAGATCCAACCTTCATAGCTTCGGTCTTTACTGGAACTTTAGCTACATTTGGCGTCCAAGCAGGGACTAAGAAGAATGGTGGTGCGGGTGCTGCTATAAGTAAGAAAGATATGGAGGTCTTGATAGCAAAAGCATCAGAGACTGCTCCTGCACAGACCATACGTATTGAGTCTGGTCCAGTAAAAATTGTTCCTGATGAGAAAAAATGAATAACAAATTTGTAGCAGCAGGATTAGGTGCTGTTGTTGGGTTGACCCACATTGGTATGATTGTCACATTTCTTAGTAAAGATAAACTACCATCATTTGATTTACCTGTTGGTCCTTACACATCTTATGTGATATCAGCAGACAAGGAGGGATATAAGATAAGTTATAAAGCAGATGATCCTGCTAAGTTTTATGTCACCACCGACATCAATAAGAAATCTGGTTTCTTAGGACTAGGCAACGATAAAACACAGATCGTCGAGGAGGTAACATCTCAAAGTATAGATCGTGGTATCGGTAAGAATACTGATGGTGGCGATGGTCTCACAGCAGAGCAGATAGCATGCATCAAGGCAGAGGGAAGTGGAGAGAACACAGGTAGACTTGTGGGATCAAGTGTGGGTGCAACAGTGGCACCAACAATTTCAAATATTCCAATCATAGGTTGGGTTGCAGCAGGATGGGTTACCATGTTCGGAGGCAATAAAGGTGCTGATATAGGTGGCACAATGTCTAAGTCTATGAACGGGTGTTGATATAAAAACATTAGGTATTTCTGACAATATCAGATTATAATATAGTGTGTAATATAAATTACCACTATGTCTCACTACACTATCGAGTATCACAATTCTGTTGATGAACATTTCGAGATAGGAACTTATGCAGACGACTCTTTTGAGGCAGCAAATAACGTGAGGGAAGATGTCCCTTACCTCAAAGAGCATCCATTTCATGTAGATAAAATTATTAAGTTGGAGGACTAATGCCAGTATACCAAGATTATGAAGTTCGTATAAATTTGAACGAACTTATTGAGAAGAGGATCCCTTGTTGTGATCTTCTTCACCCTGACCACTGTCTTACAGAGAAACAAGTAGCAGAGATTGCTCATGACATACGAATGGATCTAAATCTGCATGATATATTCAGACAGGTAGATTCTCATATAATGAGGTATGTAAATGCAGCAGGGATAGATAACAAAGAGCACTGGGTTGAACCCAGACTACCAGATTTAGATAGGGATATAGGGGACGAAGAGGAAATATCTTTCTTCTAGCATACATAAAGTATGGAAGTACCTGATATTGACATTCAAGCGGTAGGGATACCATATATTAGACCAACATGGGTCTATTCTCCCTTCCTTGCAATACCTAGAGTGCCCTCAATAACAGAAACTATATTCATTGGTGTTCCTATCATCAATATACCGGGTTGTGTAGAGGCACACCCTGATGATAAAAAAGCACAGAACTTGCCGAAGGATGATCCAGATGGCACAAAGGTTTATTGTGATGCAAATACTCCATCATTCAGTCCTATAGATTACACTCCAGAAAATCTAACAATTGTAAAGGAGGCAGCACCTCCTCCTGTAGCGAACACGGAGCAACCACAACTTGAAACTCCTCCAATACCTGAAATACCAGAAGTTGACACAACTAAGAAAGATGTCATTACCGAAGAACCAGTTACACCTTGGGTGGAAGAGTATCTTCCTACTCCCGCCGAGGTAAGCACTACGGCATCTATAGCAGTTGTTGCAACTGCTGCTGCAGCAGCAACTCCTTTGTTATTACGAGTAGTAAAACCCGCAGTCAAGCAGATAATAAAAAGAATTCAGAAGTTATTTGGAAAGGAACCTCCTAGACTAACTCAAAGTGAGATACGAACTAATAATTATAGAAAAAATAAAGGTCTCAATCCTCTGAAGAAGACCCGATAGAAATATTTTCAAGGTCACTGGCACTTCCATTAGGAATTATATGTTTGTGATCTATTATAGTATTAGCATTCTGCACCAAAACATCAGCACATATACTAGCATAAGGAGATTTAGGATGGAATCTTATTCCCTCCTTCATAAGTTCTCCACAATTTTTCAATCTTGCGATCTCAAAATCTAATCTTTTATTTGCAAGTAATTGATTTCTATACTCGTTGTGTATTTTTGCTGCCTCCATACATTTCTGCTGTGCCTTTTTATTGAGAGGTATGCTCATGGTAGCAGAGAATCCAATATTAATATTTTGATTTGATTTTTGTCCTGTCCTAACAGGTTTGTAATATAAAATTTCTCCGGGATTGTCTGGTAAATCATCATCATTAGCGTCTACATTATTATAGACAGGATCCATCCAGACAGATTCGTAGGGGTCCATCCATGATCCAGTCCTTGTGACGTATGGAGTTATATTCATGGTAGGTATCTGACAGGATATACCATCACCATAAGTGTTAGTCATATATGGACCTTGCAAAACCTGTATTGCCTGATTCGTCACGGACCCAGAACTATTTGCAACTGGACTCGCCGTAGCAGAAACTCCTCCCACATCACTTGCTAATATAGGACGAGAAGTTATAGTAAGAAGACTTATAATTGATAGTACTGATGTACTTACTGACTGAATATTGAAGTTGTATCGGTTACGCTTTGTATTGTTGTGGTTCTTTGTATCACAGTGTGTGTCGAAAGACCCGGAGCTTTGTATGTCTCGGTGAATTGAAACGCTTCTCCGGGATTTTTTACAGTCCAATTTGGTTTGTCTGAGGTATTCAAGTCTGTCCATGTTGAAGTCACACCTTGGTTTGTTATAGATTGAGTTCCAGTATCCGGTGTTATACTAGAACTATCGGTCTCTACGTTAACACCCGTTACCGTATATTGATACCCAGTGTTATAATCCATAGAATTAATTGTTTCTGACACGGTTGAAGTCGTTTCCGTGTGGGATGTCATGCTACCTTGTGTAAAATTAGGCAC